GGAGTTACGGGTTTAGCGGCGCTCGGGTCGGGAGACATCGCAGATTCTTCCAGAATCCGCTTCCAAACGACTTCCGGCATCAAGCGGTTAAGTTCCGTCAGGTGTTCTAAGAACGGAATAAAGACTTGTTCCGAGATGTCGTCCAAATGCTTCGAAATCGTGATCTGCGGACCACTGGCGGCCAAATGAACGCCTGCCGCTGTACGAGCAACGCTTGTGTCAGTCGCCCCTGCGAGGCTGCTGTTCGAATTGCCCGTAGTTTGTTCAACACGGGCCTGAGATAGCGAAATCTGAATTCCGGCGTCGGTAACGGGTTCCGGTTTCGGGAACGGCTTGAATTTTTCAGGGTCGTCAACGCGAACGATACCGCCCGGACGCGACACAATATCCTGGGTAACCACGTTCTCGCCTTTGGGCGACAAAAACATCGGAACGATGGCTAGAACAACTTGATCCAGCCACATGTTGATAATGCCTTGCTGTAGCCGCTGTTCTGGCCCGACCATTTTTCCCATGCCCATGCCCCAGAAGGCTCCTGGCACATTGACTAAATTGCAAGACAAAAATGGCAGAACGCCGTATGGGTTGTCGGCGTTACGCAGAACTTTTTTCCGCTGCAACACCGTGATTACACGGTCGTTGGTCCAGTATTCAAGAACTTCAAGCGGTTTGGACAACGCATCAGCCGAGGCTTGTATCCAGCGCGGGTCTGCACGCAAATCGAGCGCAGGACCAAGCGGATAGTTTTCCTCGGACGCGGCCAGCGTTGGCTCGGGGTTGGGCGGCAGAAACCACGAGATCAATTCGTCTTTCGAAGGAAGATCGTAGGTTTCGTCATCGCGCAATTCTTCAAGTTGTTCCCAGTTCATATATTTCCGCTTAGCAACGAATTTTGCCTTACGGATATCGGGAACAGCTAACGTCGGGTCAACGATGATCTGCTTGAGATTGTAGATGTTCTCAAACGTCGGACGAGATACGTGGTATTCGTATTCTTCGGGTTCTAACCCACCCGGATCGTCTTGGTTTTCAAAAACGATTTCGTTTCCGAACTCATCGGTTTTGCGAACCGAAGTATCCCGGCGCTTGTACCGAGTTCGGATTTCGTCGCGGTCTTCCCATCCCCATTCGGCAATGCCTGTCCCGAACAACGCAACGTTGCGGGAAAACATTTCCATCTGGTTTCGGAAATCGAGTTCTTCCTTAATCTGATAAGACAGCACAGCGGACACAGCTTGCGAAACTGGGTATTTGGTTCCGGGGCGCGGGTTGACCAAAAACGGAGGGTTATCCGCGAACAACCCGTCCATGATCTGCGGCACAAACGTATTAACGGCGTTCGCGACAACGAACATCGGAAAGTTATTCCGCGCTTGATTGTTCCCCCAGTTAGCTACAGTGGCTTGCGACTGATACATCCGCAACGACGTAGCCCACTGATTAGCCCAGTCTTTGTACGTCTGATGCCCTTCGGCGTAGTCTACTGTCTGGCAGACTAAACGAAGTGCGTCCTGATTCTGTTCATACGCACCCCCAACTTTCGCGGCGGCTTCCACGCTTGAAGCGGGGATCGGCGTTGACGCAGAAAAGCTGGGCTGTGGAATATTGGCCAAAAGTTTTTCCGTTTAAACGGACTAGCGACCGCCGCTAATTGCACCAGTAGTGAAGTTCCAGCCAGGAAGTTCTTTGACTGTAACATCGGGGTCGCTAACCGTCATGATTTTAGCTTCGTAATCACGCGGACACAAAGTGTCTTCACCAAAGTTAGTCATGCCCGTAGTCATCGGCATTTTTTCTTGGACTCGCGGCGGGGCTGTGGCTTCGCCAGTCTGCTTGTCACGGCCCGTGTACGGCTTCTTCATATTTTATCCAGTCCACCACGAGCCTAAGATGTTTTCAAGACCATCCGGCGTAGTGTTGTGTTCTTCTCGTTTTAGTTCAACCGGAACCAATTCAGGCAGCTTCATATAGTCCTGAATATCAGGTTCAAAAATGTCGCGGCGGGCCCAATTCAAAAGCTTGTCGCGGTATGAAAAATGGATTACGTCTCCGCTGGCAGATGCCGCCAAACCAATCGGACGGTATCGCAGTTGGTACGCCAAGGAGTCCGGGCCGTCGTCGTGCTTTCTGTGCGGGAAACGCTCGAAATCAACATAGAGTTCTTCGAGCATCGGGCAAGACGCGCTAAACTTCATGCGGCCAAAAACGAATTCGGGGTGCAAAGACTTGATGCGGTTGTCTTTTTCGTCCTTGTTGTTCTTGGTTGGTACCCACTCAATTGCCTGTGCAATTTCAAAAATTCGGGGGTTTTTGTCTTGCCGCGACGTCTTTAGCGCGATGTCGTTAATGGCGTACTGAATGTGGCTAGAAAACCCTACGTCTTCAATCCCGACTTTCAGCGGCATGTGGTCTCGAATCGAGTTCACAATGGCACGGGCTAACTCGGTCGGCGAATACTTCTGCTTGGTGTAGTCAACCAGATACCCGGTGCCTTTAACGGCGTCCCACAACACCGCTGTACATACCGAGAAATCGCTTTGCTTTTTGTTCTTTGACGCTAAGTCCCAGAACAGCGTGATCGGCCCGAGTTCTGGTAAATCTAACGCGGGCACCGTAGCCTGAAGCATCATCTGATGCGTGAAATCCGATTCAAACGGTGGGGTCGGATTCTGGTTAAGCTGGCCTTCAGTATCTAGCGGGTTCTTGTCGTAGTCAACTAGAAATTCTTGGAACGAAATCAGGTGCGGCAGCAAAATATAGCAGCCGTCTTCACCAGCTTCTTCGTACGAGAGTTCTTTGCCTTCCGTGACCAGCGCAGCTTCAGTTTCTTTTTTGATTAAGACGGCTCGGCCAACCAAAACCTTCGTTTTAGTCTTGTCGTCTATGAGACCTTCAAGACCCGGTCGGATTTGGCTCAGTTTGGCTTTGTAGCGCTCTAAACGGGCAAGTTCGGTTCCGTAGTCGTCGTACTCTTGATAGCGTGTCCCGATTTTGTCCCAATAACCCCACCGCATAATCATCTTGCGGTGCAGATCGACTCGGTTGGTCAGCTTCTTGCAAAGTTCTTCTGTATTCGAGTTGGTGTTGCTGACCGCGTCGTCCAGCTTGCCGACTTCAAAGTGCAACCCGGCCAAGGCTTCCAAAACTGTGGCCGCTAGCACTGTAGGCTCTTTGCGCTCTAAGCCTTTGGCGGCCCACACGGGGCAAACGAACCAGCCCTCGGAACCCTTAGATGCTGTTTTATCTGTTACGCAGAACTCGGGGAAAAACAAATTCATCCACGACGGTTCTTCGTAGAGTAAGAAGTGACCTTTGATTTCTGAAACGACTCCGTAGGCCAAATCGTCGGCTGCGGTCAAGATCAGAATTCGAATCTCGGGAAAGTTGAGAATCCACTGGACTGCGTCTACGATGTCCACGGTCGTTTTCAGTGAACCGCGAGGAAATAGCAGAATCCGGTTCTTGAACACGTCTTGGTCGCGGATTTTCTTTGATTTGTCTTTCTTAACAAAGAAATCGCAAACTTCGCCGTGGGTCTCGCGGGTAATCCCGTTGTCCGCTACAGGCTTGTCTACGCCCGCTGGGTTTGTATTCCAAGTGAAATAGCGGCACGCCCAGAATAAGTCTTGCTCAGTCCGACGACGTATTTCTTGACCGTATGGCTGGTCAGCTAGCTTGACTCCCGCACGATATTGCGCTACGAGATAGTCTCGAAACGAAACCATCATGTCGTATAGTTCTTCGTCGGGGATAGCTGGAGCGGTCTGGTATTTGTCTACCAGTTCTGCGAATGTCATTTGGCGGGGGTATAGCGGGCAAGGAAAGTCTTACTGCTGGCGGGCGAAAAACTAAGTACGTTTAAACAGACTGCTTCGGGAACTGGCCCCAGTCGTCTCCCGTTTGTCGGGGAGTGGCCTCGGTGGCTTTAAACGTATCGGCTGGTGAACTCCAGCCTTCTTCCGAGTCGGCGGCCATTTTCTGGGCTTCGGCTATTGCAGAAGGAACATCTTGAACTTGAAAAACGCTGAATGTTTTCCGCTGGGTTCGTGTTCGTACTAACGTCACTTTGTAGTACGGAACTAGTCCGCAATATATGGATTTAGGCTCGTACAATTCAGCCCTTAACGCGCTTCAGTTTCGGATTCTTACGCTTCGCTGCGGCGCTGGCGTTCCTTGTGCTCTTGGCGAGAATCGCGCCAGCGGATTTTCGGGACACGCCTTCCTTCTTTGCGATCTTAGCTTGGACAGATTTAAAACTCATCTACGCTGATCCTTTCGCGGCCTTGGCTGGTCGCTGTCTGAAAATTTTTATTTCGCCGTTCTTGACTTCGATTTCGACAGTGTCGCCCGGCATAAGCTGTGTGTCAATCAAATGCTTTGCCAGTGGAAGTTCGATCAGGTTTTCAATAGCACGCCGAATAGGCCGAGCACCGAAGTCTTGGTCAAGGTCTTTCAAAATTAAGTCGGTAACGTCCTTTTGGAACTCAACCGCGACCCCTTTGGCCGTCAGAACACGTGCGGCTGAACGTTGTAATTCAAGATCAGCAATAGCACGAAGCTGCTCTGCGGACAAAGTGTTAAATACGATTTCGGTTGTTAAGCGGTTGCGGAATTCGGGACTAAACAACTTCTTAGCCGCACTAGCCGCCGTCTTTTTCCGATCAATCAGAAAGCCCGCCGACTGCGAGGCTTCGCGAGCACCGACGTTCGAACTCATCAGAATTATGGATTGTCTTAAATCCGTCGAACCGCCATCACCCAAATGCAGTTCGCCTTTGTCTAGGATACCCAAGAAAATATCCCAGAAATCGGGATGGGCTTTTTCGATTTCGTCCAGCAGGATTATGACCAGCGGGCAGTTCTTGGTCTGCGCTTCCTGAATTCGGCGCGAGCTCAACCTCGGTTGCGTTTCTTTGTGTCCGATGTATCCGGGTGGCGCGCCAATCAGTCGGGCGCATTCATGGCTGTGCTTGTATTCAGCGCAGTGAATCTTAATCATCATGCGGGCGTCGCCGTGCATGACTTCGGTCAACGATTCGGCTAAAAGCGTTTTGCCACATCCGGTTTGGCCCATCATCAGAAACGCTGCTACGGGTCGGTCGATTCCGGCGAGCCCGGCCCGCCAGCGAACAATAGCATTTACTACTTGCTCAATAGCCGCGTCTTGTCCCACGACTTTGGCCGCTAACTGCTGCGCTAACTTCTCCGTGTACGTGTCTGGTTGAATGGACATTTCGATATCGTACCACGAATGTCAGCCGAAGTCAACCTAGACTTGGCCTTGTGCTGGGGTCGGCTGCGGACTAGGACCCGTTGGCGGGGCTTGTCCTTCTTCTGGCTCGTCCGTTTGGGGTGCGTAGGCTTGCTGCACGTGATCGGCCAAAGATTCTGAGTCGGGCAAGTTGTGTTCCTCGGGCGACGGCACTGGGGATTCGTCGTCGGGGTGCGGCACGTGGGAATGGTCGGCGCGGAAGCCTCCGTCGTCGGTCGGCCTAATCGAAATGTGCAGCCGATGTTTCTTGCGCTTCTTGTCTTTCGATTCTTTCTTGGAAAGCGGTGAACTCATTTTTAAGCCTTTAAGCGGTTCGGGCCGCCATGTAGACGGCCCGTGTCCGCGATTATTACATCAACGATTCGATTTGCAGGTTCAGATTCACGATGGACGTGGAGTCTGCCGTGCCCGTCAAAGCCGTGCAATACAGTTGCAGGTTAGCCAGCGTTGAAACAACCGGAGTGCCGCTATTTCCGATGACCGCAGTCGCCTGTAGGACGGCTGACGTGGTCGGAATTGCCTTCAATCCGCCCGGGTCAGGGAAGAACACGAACGACCCGGTTGTGTTACCCGTGGCCGTAGCACCAGTCGAAATCCACATGCAGATGGACGAGTCGTAGAAGCCAATCCAAGCCGCGCCACCACTGGCCATCGTGCTTGTAGTGATGATCTTAAGGTCGTTGGTAAACGTCGTCAAGTTGGTGTTTCCGCCTGCGGCAGTGTTCAAATAGCAGGCAAACGTCAAGTTTTCTGACGCGCTAGCGAACGCCTTGCCGTAAATGGAAACACGGAACGGAACGCCGTCCCACACACCGCCTTGGAGCAAATCGCCGGGCAATCCGACGAGAGAACTAGCGCGAGTCGTCGCGCCGGCGGTCACGGCCTGCGGGGTCAACAAAATAGTTTCCGTGGCAAGAATCGGAGACTTGGTGAATGATACACGAGTTACAGCGTTAGCGTTTGACGCCATAGTGATTTATTATCCTCTGCTTTGTTTGGAGTTGGCGGCCCGGAGGCCGCTGGCTGCTGCCTAAGCAGAGCCTCTAAAAACTAAAATCCGATTGTAAGATCGCGATTTTGAGTTAACGAGAAATAATGAGCGGGCAAGGAAAAACTAAGCTGGCGCTCAAAAATTTTGGAGTACGTTTGAATGGACTTCGCGGTAAAGATTTCGGGCCGCTACCCTACGTGTTCGGCGTCTCAGTTCTTTCTTACTAGGAACGCTTTGCCTGCATAAAATACACCAGCACAAATTGCGCGGCCACCTACGGTCAGTCCGCATTACCGAATCAAATACAAAACGCCTTGGTCAACGCTGTGCAGCGGCCAGTTGTCGGCGCTGTATTTGGCGAGCACTTCGTGCGGTTTTTGGCCCGCTAGCTCTGGCACTGCTTGCCCGTTCACAACCCAGCCAACGTGCAGCGGCGCTACCGTTGTATATTCCGGTGCGCTAGCTGATTCTGCTTCGGCGGGTTTTGGCTTTGATTTGAGAAAGTCAAGCATAAAAATTTAGCGGTCGCCAGATTTCTGTCCGTGTCGTAAACAGACACCCACTCCGAGACTGCGCGTAAGTACTGGCAAGGGGGTCGAATTTTAGATAGCGAGGCTGCAACGCCGGGGCCGCTATCCAGTCGCAGTGAACGACTTATGGTTTGCACATGACCGTTAAAATGGAGCGCCGTGAGAGAATTCAACTCTCCAACATTCGCTTTGCAGGCGAACCCCTAAGCAATCGGATACGGCGCGAAATGGCGGAAGTGGCGTGACTCGAACACGCAAAGGCCGAAGCCCGCGACGTTAGCAATGTCGTGCCTTACCGTTGAGGCTACACTTCCGAAAATGGCGGAGAGTAGACGGATCGAACGCCTCTGCCCTGTTAAGGTGCGCTGGTTTTCAAGACCAGTGTCTCGCCATTGAGACATACTCTCCGAACTTGGTGCCCGCCACGTGATTCGAACACGTCCTATTTCGCTCTTAAGGCGAACGCCTCTGCCAACTGGGCTACGCGGGCAAAACATGGTGCCGATGGCGAGATTCGCACTCGCATGTCCTTTAGGACGGCAGTTTCTAAGACTGCTGTGTATGCACTCCACCACATCGGCAAATCTGGTCCGTCGTGAGCGAATCGAACGCCCTGTCTTCGAAAGAAGTGCTGGGTTACAGCCAGCGACCCGGCCATCGGGAATACGACGGATGGTACACGGCGTGAGAGTCGAACTCACAAAAATTCGTTTTTGAAACGAACATGTTTGCCAATTACATCAGCCGTGCAAAACTAAAATACGTAATTCTCTACTAAGAGCGCCGTGTTCGTGTTTCGAACGTCCTTGGTCGGCCCGTACCGTAAACACAGACTGGTTTTCCCATCGAACACTTCTGGGCCAAACCAGTACACTTTGTCCGTTCGCGGCATATACACCACAAGAGCATCAATCTCGTCTTTGGTATACTTATCGCGTTTTCGCTTTCTAAGCTGCAACTGACAAGCGCCCTGAGTGGCTTTGCTGTCCTTCGCGCCACAATACTTGACCTGAACGCGGTACAGTTTCCCGTTCCAATCGACAATATAGTCGTATCTAACGAAATCGGTTGTCGGCTTGGAAACGACAGCGCCACGTTTCTGTGCGGTCATCTCAAACTTGAGACACGATATTATTTCTTTTTCGTGGGTTTCGGTCATCTTTTCAAAAATGGTGCGGGATGCCGGAATCGAACCGGCGCTTTCTGATCCCAAATCAGAAGCGCTGCCACTACGCTAATCCCACAAAATTATGGAGGGTCGTGTCAGAATCGAACTGACTCCGTGGCCGTCACAAGGCCGAATGCCGCCAATACACCAACGATCCTCAGTTAAACACTTGCGGACATACCATAATATTTTGGCGCTATAGCCCAAATCGCATTCGGGTCGCGCCGCAAAAGTTGTCCGTCTTCAAAATCCAAAATACGATATAGCGGCTGGTTGTATCCAGGGATTTCTTTAACGCACTCCCTGGCCGCCGCTTTGCGTTTCCGCCTTACGGCAGCGGGCACGCGGGTTCGAGACTTATGCTTTGCCCGCATCCGTTCAAACGAACTCAAAATACGTTCTGGCTCGGGATGGGGCCGCCCCATGTTCTTATGCGTGTGACACGGTATGCAAAGTGTCTGGAGGTTTTCTAACACCGTCGGACCACCCTTGGATTTCTCCACGATATGGTCTACGGTCAAACCTTCTTCACGGCCACAAGGCCCGCTATATCCAACACATCGGTTGTTGTCGCGAGCGAAGACCTTTTGTCTCAACCTCGCAGGTATCGAGTCTGCCATAAAATGGTGGGCCTGTCGGAATTCGAATCCGATTCTGGACTTTAGGAGAGTCCTGTGTTTGTCCTGTTACACCACAAGCCCTAACTTGGCGGGGCGTGCGGGCCTATGATCCCGCGCTTTCTGCGTGACAGGCAGATGTCATTCCTCTTGACCAACGCCCCGAACTTGGTACCGGAGAAGCGATTCGAACGCTTAATGTCTTCTTTGTAGGAGAAGATTGACGGTCCCCGTCACCCCGGCAAAACTAAAGTGCGTGTGATCGGCATATCCCACGATCCTTCTGACTCACGCACAACTTGGAGCGGATTGCGAGAATCGAACTCGCGCCTAGAACTTGGCAAGCTCTAGTACTTCCACTATACGAAATCCGCGACTATGGAGCGAAGTGCGGGAATCGAACCCGCGACTTGAGTTTGGAAGACTCAGGTAATGCCACTTTACGAACTTCGCGAACTGGTGTGCCCGGAGCGAGTCGAACGCTCACAGTCCAGATTAAGAGTCTGGTTCCCGAACCATTTGGGAGACGGGCACTAAAAATGGTGCGCCCAGAAGGAATCGAACCCTCTCAGTTCGGCTTAAAAGGCCGATACCCAGACCATTCGGGAGTTAGGCGCTCACAAACTAACTATAGCAACTTCTCAAAAACCTGTCAAGCAAAATCTGGAGCTACGTGGCGGAATCGAACCGCCGTGATTGCGTTACGAAGGCAACGTAATACCACTATACGAACGCAGCAAAATGGCATGGTCTGCGAGAATCGAACTCGCGTCTTTCGTTTTGGAGACGAAGGTCCTGGCCGCTGAACGAAGACCATATGGCACCGGGTGATGGAATCGAACCACCGAAAGGAGCTTCAAAGACTCCGGTCTTTCCACTAAACGAACCCGGCAAAAATGGGGCCAGTGATCGGAGTTGAACCGACTAGTTTCGGTTTGAAGGACCGAGCGCGCCACCCTTTGCATTCACTGGCGAAATGGAAGGTGGAAAAGGATTCGAACCTTTGATTAGCGGATTCAGAGACCGCCGCGATTGGCCGCTACGCCATCCACCCGAAATGGTGATCCGTCGAGGAATTGAACCTCGCTAAACAGCGTATCAGGCTGTCACCTAAACCTCTCGGCCAACGGACCTAAAACTGGGGCTGGATACGAGAATCGAACTCGTGTTTCACGGATACCAACCGTGTGCTCTGCCACTGAGCTAAACCAGCGGGGCCGCTAACGTGAATCGAACACGTGTCTCTAGTTTACAAGACTAGGGCTCTGCCACTGAGCAATAACGGCGAAATGGCTCCTCCCGTCCGATTCGAACGAACACATGCCTAGTTAACAGCTAGGGGCTCTTCCAATTGAGCTAGAGAGGAATAAAACTTGTACCACAAAAATGGAGCGCGTGACAGGACTTGAACCTGCATATGAACTGTTTCGAAGACAGTTGACCGTCCATTGGTCTACACGCGCATGGTGAACGGACAAGGAATCGAACCTTAAGGAGCGACTTTATAAGAATCGCTGGGTCTCCAGACACCCTTCCGTCCGAACAAAACTTGGTAGCGAGAACGGGATTTGAACCCGTAACTTTGGCTTATGAGACCAACAAGTTGCCAATTACTCCATCTCGCAATAAATCTGGAGAGCGTTGGCGGAATTGAACCGCCGTCTCAGAGGTAGAAGCTCTGTGCCCTGTCCGCTGGACCAAACGCTCAACTTGGTGGATGCGGCGGTAATCGAAACCGCTTTTTCTGTTTGCAAGACAGCCGTGTTGCCCACAATCACTACGCACCCTAAACTTGGTGCCCGCCGTGGTATCGAAACCACATAGTCGGTGTTTCAAGCCGATGCACTACCATTTGTGCTAAACGGGCTTACTAAATACTATACAAAAGACTCGGGCAAGATGTCAAGCCAAAAATGCTGGCGGCCCGAAAAAATTTTTGCGATTGACTGGCCGCCGAAGCGTAGGTTCCCCAGTTTCATAGGCAGCGGTTTACGATGCCATCTGCTAAACCCTAAAAGACACCCAATCGCAAAACGAAAATTTCGAGACGACGCGACCGCCGTCTCTATCTAGCTGTGCACCAGTACACCAGACGGGCACTTGGGCTGTTCGCCTGAAACCGTCGTCTCAGCACTAGCGCTTGCTGCCCGTCGCGGGGATCGAACCCGCTCCTTCCAGAATCTTATAGAGCCTGTATCCCGTAGGTACAGCACAGGCTCGGGGTTTAATTTGGTGGGGCGTCGTGGGACGAGCACGCTGTACTAGCCCCCATCTTTCGGGACGATGTTGCAACATCGCGACCCCGTCTTCGTCCGAATCTTGTGCGGGCGGCGGCAGGACTTACCTGCGGTCAATCAACCCCCAGCAGTTTGCGGCTACGCCGCATTGTTACGGGGTCAGCGTGCCTAAGCCGACTGCCCCTTTTATGTCAAGCACGATGCTTACGCAGAGCGGGTACGTTCGGCCACGACACACTTACAACAGACTATAGGACCTTGCCTGAGTTTGAAATACTCGGCGGTGTGACCTTTTTCGCAGGTAACTGTCTCGTATAGTTCTGGCGCGTGATAGTCCATAGTACGTTCAAACAGAAACTTTGGCGGCCAAGGATTGCTGTGGATAGCCCCAGAGGTCTTCGTATGGGATGGCTGGCGCGGAAATAGCGGCCCGGCAATCTGAACACGTCCCGCGAACGCAAGTGCCGTCAGATTTTTTCTGGCCTCCACATACGCAGCACGTCAATTCAATTTCGCGGCAATTGTCTAGCGGAAAGTTCACAGTGCGTCCACGCCGCCTGGGTATCCCGCCGCACACTCAGAACAAACGAAAACTGTAGGCGGATTTTTGCTACGGAACGCCGCTGGTCTCTCGCACATCTCCCACACAGCGCCACCCAAAACGTTGGCGGGGTCCGCACATGAGAAATTTCCATTGCCCGGATCGACCAACTTGTTAATCTGGCAACCCATGTTCGCCATTACTTTTTCCTTGCCTGAAGTTTACGGATGCACCCCCCACGGAATAGACAACGTGTCGCAAACACCAACAGCGTTTTCTACTACGTGCCTGCTGTGCGAAATAACCAAGGCTTTGGAATCGCAGCCCGCTACGAATCCTCGGCTCTCGATTTCGGCCACGCTGTTTTTGACTGGCGCGGCTTCCCACCCAATGTCGCCTGTACAAGCGTCCGCCCAAACCAAATCAATCGGGGTGCCGCTCGCTAGCTTCCTCGGTGTCATCTACAGGCTCCCGGCACCAGACTAGAATTAAGAAAATAGCCACGATACAACCTATAGCGGCCCCGATCATTCTGTTTAACCAGATTTCTCTTGCCCGCCAAGTTCGTAAATCTTGAAGCCTTCCGCGTAGCAAACTACCGCGCCGCTAATCCCCGCCAGTCCTGGGTTGCCAGTCAACGAATTGATTACGTTCGGAGGCGGGCAAGTAGGGAGCAAAAATAAATAGCGGGCCTCTGGTTTCAATTCGACTACGTCCGCTAGCGGCTCCAAAGCCTTGACTTCCGCTACTGTCACTTGCCGCGCTTAGCCTCGGAAATACCGATAGCCAAAGCCTGGGCTCGCGATTTGACTTTAGGACCCTTCTTGCTTCCAGAACGCAAAGTTCCCGCCTTGAATTCCTTCAGCACTTTCCCGACCTTGGATTTCTTCGCCATTACTTCCCGAAGCCCTTTTGGAACGTCACGAAGTACGCGCCCAAAGTTCCCGCTGCCGCGCTGTGCTCGGCAACCGCCTTGAACTTCACCGAGTCAAAAAACTTCTGCTTGTTAGCGGGCAACGTGTAAATGAACCCGCCGCCGCCCTGAAACACCCCGCCAGTCGTGGTACTCGTGGTCGAAACTCCCGCGCTGCCGATTGCCAAGAAATGGAACGGTCCCGCATGGGACACTACCTGATCGACTTCGAGGGCTACGCTAGTTGCGATAGCGCCCCGAGGTTTTGCCAGCGGGCGGAAACTCGTATAGATCGAAGTGATTGTTTCGTAAGGCAACGTAGTCGCCAACTTCGAAACTTCAAACCCACCAGTCACATGCGGCGTGTTGTAGGCGTCATACGACGCAAAGACTCCGAAGGTCTGGGACGGCAAATCCGCGCCGGGGGTCGGTGTTGAAGCAGCTTGTCCAAACGCCGTGCCCGCCAAAAACAAAACCGCGATAGCAAGAAATTTTTTCATGTTGTCCTTTGGCACTTCGTGCCCGCTAAAGTTTAATACTTGCCGTCAAACGTGATCGCAGAGTTGCAGTCCATTCGGGCTTCCCGTAGCTTGCGAATGGCTGTAGTTCTGTCCGCCGATCTTGGCACGTTCGCGACGATTGTCTTGACCGCTTCGGCCAAAACTTGTCGTACTTTTTCGCCAGCCGCTACCTTGGCCGCGTCCCACGGCTTGTACTGAAACGCCGCGTCAATCTCCGCGCTAACTGCTTCGGTCAATTCCGTTGCCTGTACAAAAGTCTGTTCAGCCATTAGTGCGATACCTTTTTTCTGTAAACCCGCCTTAACTCGTCCGCGTAATTCGGGGAACCCACTTCCCGTTGTGCTCGGGGTACCTTTACAGGGTCCCCTTTGTGCAGCCACCGTGTTACCCAATACCCGCCGTTCTCAGTAGGGTAGTATGTGTGGCACGGGCAAGGTTCCAATTAGTACACCTTTTCGTCAATGACCAAGGCGTCTACGGGTTCTGCCAAGCCGGGCAAGTAGAAATACCCGTCAAGTCGGCGGGCGACTATGCCCTTGAACACCGCTTCGTCTTGGGCGAAGGTTCCCAGGTAGTAGCCGTCTTCCCAATCCGGTTCTTCGTCTAGCGACCCGCCACAATCAGCGCATGTTTCCGAATCCACGCCTTGAGGTTCCGCCACTTCAAACTCATCGGGGTCTTCGAAATCGTATTTGGCGGATAAGCCTTCGATAGCGGCCAGTCCCAAGTCGGCCAAGTCATTGAGTACGTCATCTAAGTTCTCCCCCGCGATTGTGATGCAAATATTTGCCATTTGTCTCCAGTTCGTTTGAACGTACTATTTGGCCAGTAGCGGGTCGAGAGGTTTCGGTGCTTCTGGCGGCTCGGGCGGTGCCCGTTTCTTTCTCGGTTTTGGCGACCCGACTCCGAACTTCAGCAAAAGCTCTGCGATTTCAATAATCTTTTCAGTGCTTTTTGCCCGCTCAAGTTCTTTCATCAGCTTGCCAACTACAAACTCTCGGTGTGTCAACTTCAACATTTTTGGGGGCGTTTTTCCGCTAGGCGTAGACGCGCTGGCGGGTCGGACGCTTGAACCGACTAAGGAGGGCTTAGGTTGAAACCAAAAGGGATAGCCCGCGTTAGCCCCCTACTATATGTGGTTATTCCGCGACACTTTGTCCGCAAACCACTAACAGCAAAAGACTTATTCGGAATTTTTGAGGTTAAACTACCCCGCCATCAATTTCCCAAGTCTTTTCCTTTTAGCGTCCTTCTTCGGAACACCGTCCTTTCTTGGCCGCCCTTTCGGGCACTTGGGACACCAGCTTACCCCCGGCTTTATTTTGTCGGGCAAGCTAATCCGGCTTCCGTGTCCGCGATTGCACAGAATTTCCAGTTGGTTCTTGTACTTGCGGGTTATCAGAACCCCGCCGATACGACTTCCTACGAGGTTCCAGGTTAGCATAGCGGCCCCATTCTGTTTAAACGGACTCGTCGTTGCCCGCCAGTTGGTCTTCCAAGTCTTCAATTTCGTCCCGAGCGTCTTCCAACTGGACCTCAAGATCAACCTTGTCGTCCTCCAAACAGTCAATCAGATCGTCCAGTTCCGCTACCCGTGCCCACAGCCTACGTACTTCAGCGGTCAAGCGAGGAACGTGCTGGCGGGCCGCCCCGCAAAAAGCCGCGTCTTCTGGTCGCATGGGGTGGTAGCCGCACTTGCCTTCCTCTTGCGCGATACCCAAGTTCTGCGGGCAGGCTAGGTAGAATTTGCTAGCTCGGGCCGCTAGCTGTTCTATTTGCCCGAGTTCTTCTTCAGTTAGCGGGTGATAGTTCGTTTGAACAGACTCGGTCATTTGCGTGAAATCCTCAATCGGGGTTTGTTTCTCTTGCAAAGAATAAGTTCCGCTTCCAAGTTTCGAATTCGGTCTTGTAGGGTCTCTACGGCGGGTTTTATCCACACTAAGGCGTCCCGGTACCCCAATGCAAACCCAACGTCCCCGTAGGGGCGATCTATGCGCTCTTGGATCGTATCTAAAATACCCGCCAGTTCTTCATCCGTAAACATTCAGGTTGCCCCTCCTTGGGCCGCTAGCATTGCGTCTCGGGCACTACGATAACAACGTGGGCAAATATCGTGGCGGCGATCCGCCCGAACTTGACCTTGGTATTTAAAAACCGCTCTGTGCTGGCGGCACGTTTGGCATAAGTTCTTTTGAATCGGAAGTTTAGCCATATTTTGGGGCGCTACGCACCGTACTCGTCTTGAATGATTCGGGCAAGCAAATCTAGGTGCCCGGTCGTTTGTTGGTAGCCGCGATCCAAAAATTCTTTGGCCACCCCGAGTGCCCGCTGGCTAAGTTCAGGCTTAGGCGGAGCTAAGATGGGCAGTGAGGTTGCGGAGAACACATCTATGGCCGCCTGTCGTCTGCCCATTACGTCCAGACGTTGGGCTTCCATTTTTAGGGCCGCTACTACCGCCTGTCTGAGTTCTTCCTTGCCCGCATCAATAGCGTCCTCAACAGCATTCATCAAGACCCCACTGTCAAATCCGCGCCCGACGTACACAGGAACTCCCGTCAGATATTTGGCCGCCAACTGCTTTGAAGTTGTCATTTCAAGACTGTATCACGGATTCAGTTTGTTTGTCAACCAATAATTTCTTGGACCGCTTTGAGGAATTCCGTGGCTTGCGGGGCAACGATTGCGTTGCCAAAACCGCGCAATCGTCCCACTCTGGCGGGAGCCCCATTAGCCAGCGGGGAAGTTCCGGGTTCAACGGGCCGCCACTTGGAATCCCTGCACCAGAGCCAGTCAACGTCTCGCCAGAAGCCGTTAGTCGGATTGGGCCTACTAGGACTGCTTGGTCGCCAAGCAGTCCGTTCACGGGAACGTTCGCGTTCTGGCAGGCACCGTCCTTGTGATCCCGAGTTGTCGGTGTTGACCAACCCGATCCTCCCGTCAGCGGTGCCTGATCCTTCAGGTTTGAACAGCCACCCTTTTTCCGCCGTTCCTCCAGATTGTTGCTCGGGAGATAGTCCATGCAGTTCGGGGTACCCCACCCCGCCGTGTTCGCCGCGTTGTTGATCGTGAATTGATTCTTCGTTCCGTTCAAACGAACTAGTGTTGTCGGGTCGGCGTTCCATACTCGCTCGCCACTGTTCTTGTCTGGAGTCGGCCAACCTGATAGCCCCATCTTCTGAGCCACCACCGAATCCTCGGGACTCGCCAACTGCGCTGCCCCCGACAGGTTCAACCCAATCCCGCGATCTGGTCCCGTGTATTGATAATCCCCGGGCTGGACTTTCAGCGTCGGCCAGCCCGTCAATCTCGCGGCCCCGTCTGGGGTCAATCCCCGAGTTATCGCGTCCGATGGTCCCGATCCGTGTGGCCCACGCCGCGTGGGCCAGCCAATACAATCTTTGTCTGATGTGCGGAGCACCGAACCCCGCAGCGCAGGTATCAACCGCCCCGAAGGCGTAGTCCTGTTTTTCCATATCAGTTTGTACAGTGTCGATCCAAGCGAGTGCGTCTTTTGACGCAACTTGCTCGCCAACCACAAGCTCAGGTTTGCAGGCTCGGATGAGTTCAAACCACACGGGCCAAAGATGTCTTTCGTCTTCGGTTCCTTTGCGTTTGCCCGCCGCTGAGAACGGCTGGCAGGGACAACTTCCTGTCCAGATTTTTCGGTCGTCTGAGAATCCAGATTGTCTAAGAGCGTAGCTCCAAACCCCGATTCCGGCGAAGAAGTGGCATTGTTTGTAACCAGATAGGTCTCCAGGTAAAACCTCCGTTATTGAGCGGGTGTCTACGACACCGTTTGAAATGTGTTTGGCTTTGATTAGTTCTTTCAGCCATTGGGCGGTGAAAGGGTCATTCTCGTTATAGTAGTTCACTTGTAGATTCTACCACAGTTTGACTCGTTTTGTCAAGCCTAAACTTAGCAGTAGCGTCTAGAAAAGCTACGAAGTCTTGATACGCCATCGTGCGCTTGGCAAAGTTGGCGGCGCTACAACACGGAACGCAGTTTGAATCCGAATACCCTTGGGCGCTATCCATTCGGTCTACGCCGTTGAAAAGAAACGTTTTGCCCGCTACTCTCACCTTTTGGTTCGGCTCTACTCCTGTATAATGACAATTCTGGGTAATGATTTCCCGAAAGCGGACAAAGGATATATCAAAAGCGTGTCCACGTTCTAGCGCGCCAGCTTCATATCGCTTCCAAAATTTGCGGACAGCTTCTTCAAAGGGATCACAATCTGCACAAACCGTTCCGGCCCAGAACGCAGACGGCGGGCACCAAAAAGTTTTTCCGCAGCGGCATTTGCATTCAGTGGTCCTAGAGAAGTCGGGTAGGACTTGCTTCGCTTTTTCTGGTTGAACGGAAATTTCCTGGGCCGCCAGCTTATGCAATTCCTTGCCCGCCAGAAGTACCGTAGAAGGAGCCGAGACAGAAGGAGACCACGAGCCGGAAGACCGCCGACGGTGTGGTCGATAGAAACCGTTCGTCCGTTTGGGCGGGTCGGGCTTGTGGAGAGCCACGAAGACTTCCCCGAAGAAGGGAACCCAGTAGAACACCGCGACGAAAATTATAAGTAAAATGCCGAGTAGCAAACCCAAATCTGATTCAGTCTACCATACACTTTAGGGATTGTCAAGACATTGTTGTCGTGTCGGCTACGGAACGGCGTGAATTTTTTAAGTTGTTGACGAGACTGGGGATGAAGAAAAAGGTCGTGGGTGCTAGGTACCTTACACTAACTCACTGATTCTAAAGGGGAAAACCCCCTCCACCCTACGCTCTAAAATTAGGGTCCCCTATCTGTAACCTACTGAAAACAAACAGCGAGCTAGCCTAAAAACCACGTCTGGATAGGTCTAAACGCGGCCCGAGATAGCCTGAGTGTTATCAATTACGTAGATGTACCTTGATGTAACTAGTCAAGGGAATTGATTGCAAACAATAGACTTAGTTCGATGCTACTACAATGTAGTTTTTGCGAATGTCTAGAACTACCATACTTTGTTCGTTGCAATTTTACCACGCTTTAGTGCGCGATTGACACAGCCTACGGGCTATACTCTACTTTGTAGAAACGCTGGGAGACGCTAGGAACTACGCGGGCAAGGATTGTGTTATCTGTGTATCCTTCTGTGAGCACGCTTTGAGCGTATTATCAACATGATAGCGGGCAAGCGCGAACCACGGGCCGCCGTGCTGGGCCGTTCTGTCTTCCCTTGTCTCTCTGTCTTCCCTTATTCCTTCTTTAAAGACGCGGGCAAGGATCGGATATAGCTAGCGACCCGCGATTTTCTGGTTGAACAGAACGCTAGCGGGCAATATGAATGACGCGGGCAAGGATTGGCTTGTCTGGATATCCATCCTGAGTGAGCGTATTGAGTGCTAGCGGCCCGGAATCGCTGGGCTATAACAGGGCTACCAAGGGCTAGATAGCGGCCCGATACCGTTAGGCTGTAGTAATTCACTAGGTTTAGCTCAGTTAGCGGCCCCGATTGTCATGACCTTAGTGCTGACCTCGGGCATGACCTCAGTAATGACCTTACGTCTGTCTCTCATGACCTCTTGTCTGTTCTAGGTCTTTAACACAGCGGGCAAGGATTGAATTGCTAGCGGCCCGGAACGAATCGAGGTGATAGCGGCCCTAGTCCATTCAAACGGAAAAAATCTCGCGCTACAAATCCCCTAGGACGGGCGAACGGCTAGCGCCATGAGCTACAGCATGGTAACAAAATGAACCATGATATACCCATTGTTATCTCTTATAGCGGGCAAGGTAGAATAAAGAATCAATAACTTAGCAAGCTAGCGGGCCGCTATGATCCGGCCCGCGTCATAGTGTGTTATCCTTCGGAACATGAACAAACACACTTTGGTTCTTTTGCAAGAGTACGCGGCCCAGCTTGATAGCCGCGTTCAATCCGCGCGCGTTCGCTTGTACTTGCTTTGCGTGCGTTCGCTGGGTTGCTCGCCCGCTACCGCTGAAGCACTCGTTAACACGGTACGGCCTAATGACTAAGCGCCTATCCGCAAGTGAAGCACTAGAACAACAAAAGGCAAGCGAGATTAGCGGGCATCATGCAAAGTACGCCGACGAGTACGGGACTTTGTGGATAGCCGCTAATCAAAGTGCGGTACGTGTTTTACAACTAGCGGGCGAGCTACCTCACAAACGGCGATACTTAGGTACGCTCATTGCCCGTGCTATCTGCGAGCATATCAAATTACGCGACAAACCCTAACCCACGGGCCGATTGTTTATAGCGGCCCGGAAAAACGGAGAAACCATAATGGAATACCTTGAAATTGGTTTGTGCTGTGACGATTGCGCCATAGCTATCGCGAATGACGATTACACGGGCATGGATGACGGGCAAGAACAACGTACCAGAGACGGCATTCGTCAAACGTGCGAGGATAACGGCGCGCATACCGGGCTAGTCCTGGGTGAGTCGCAAGGGTTTACTTGGCGTTCTTGCCATATCTGCGGCAACCCAGCGGGCAATAGGTATTTGTTTGGCGCATCGATCTAGCGGCCCGGATCATTCCCGCGTTCTCACGGTCCTATCCTCACTGGGTAGGACCGTTTTCTTTTTCCGTTTGAACAGAAAAACGGCCCGCTATCACTCTGTATTCGCCTTTTGTTTAGCCCTAGCGGGCAATATGAGACACGAACGGTAGCGGGCAAGGGCTACAGCACGGGGCTAGCGGGCCGGAAATTAGTTCGTTTGAATGGACGGGAAGCGGGCCGCTAGTTCGCTATGTATAGCCCTAGCTCTACTAGGCGAGCGTGTGCTAGCTTCGCGTCTTGTTCCACTGTGCTATCAGGATCATGTAATCCTTCGGGATACATGGCGAATGAATCATCATATATCCCGCGAGTAATGCCCGCGTCAAATAGCAGTTTGTGGCGGGCCGCACAGCAATCGCGCTTAGGGTTAAGTTTGGCTGTGCATCCGGGTATGTGCAAACGTCCATCGCATCCGGTACAGTGGGACCATTCTCTACCTCCGCCAGCACTACGGCAATTGTGAATCAAGCGCATACCCCGTCCTATATGCAATCTGATAGCCAAAGCATACGGGCAAGGAAAATCAAGCTAGCGGCCCTTGAAAAATCAGTACGTTTGAATAGAATGGGTTTGGCCCGCTAATTGCTCTACTATAGATTTTTTACGCAATCGGATAAAATTGCTATAGCAAAATTACATACGAAAATATAGCGAAGTGCTTTAGAATCAGTAGGACCTAGGTACATATCGTACCTAGGGGACTTTTTAACTTGTTCATTTCCCGCTTATCCTTGTTTGGCATAAGGGTTGCTCTAAGTTTAAACGTGGACAACAAACCTAAACACGAAGTGCTAGCGGGCAAGTGGACGCCCGAGTTAGTGCGCGAGCATTTACCCGAAGTGACTATTGAGCATGGCGGGCAAAAGACAGAGTACCGCATAGCGGGCCGTCTGTTACCGTTCGCGGGCGTGTGTGGAACTGGTTGGACGTTCGCATGGGGTACAATCGCACGGGCGCTAAATACGGGCGCTAGCCTGAAAGTGAGCTAACCTATGTCTGATATTACCACACGCGAGCAATGGCTAGTAGAGTTAGCGGCCCGATTGCGGCCCGCGTTCGCTGAATCAGGGTACGCGATTAGCGGCCCTATGCGTTTTAGCTGTGCATTGCCCAGCAAACGGGCGCTATCGCGCAAGAATCGAACCATTGGCGAGTGCTGGTCTCATCTTTGTGCAGCGGACGGCGCTAACGAGATTTTTATCTCGCCATTGCTCAATGATCCGCTAGTTATCGCGGCTACAATGGTCCATGAGATAGCCCATGCCGTTGTCGGATGCGAACACGGCCACAAAACACCGTTTAAACGGGCCGCTACGGCCCTAGGATTGACGGGCAAGGCGACGGCAACTGTAGCGGGCCCAGAATTGACAGTACGTTTAAACGAACTGCTAGCCACAATGCCCGCGTACCCGCACTCTGAGTTTGACATTAAAGCACTCCAAAAGAACAAACAAGGTACCCGATTGCTTAAAGCATCTTGCCCAGCGTGCGGATACGTGGTACGTTTGACGGCGAAATGGGCCGCTATTGGCTTGCCCGTTTGCCTGTGCGGTACTGAAATGGAGCAAAACTAATGCGTAAAGCTTACATAGCACGGTATGACGCGGACGAAACCGAAACTATCCTTGCCCGCGACACATACTGGAGTGCTGAATTATTGGCCAAGTGGGATGAGCTAGTTGCTACCACGTCCTACCGTTTGCAAGCGTGGTATGCGGACGATTATCAGGTAACGTGCATGGCTAGCCGAATTTTGGTTCACTAGCGGCCCGGAAGGATTACGGATCATGACGAAACCTCACGGATACCCGATAGATCAATGGGACAAGCTTTCGGGCAAGGAAAAACGTATGGTAGCGGCCCATTATGCCCGCGTCTATGCGTTCTTGAACGAAGTGGACGGGCTAGACGTGGAGCAATATCTAGCGGCCCGCGATTTTTTCGCCAAACGTGGAGTAGACTTTGCCCACGTGCCGAAAGGTTGGCGTTTTTGCCGATGGGTAGGCCGGACGGCCCGCTATAGCATTCTCTGGGTAGGTCCTGCGCTTGTCCGTGAGTACTTAGATGCGCCTAGCACGTTGTTTGCGGCCCTTGACACTTTCGAGAATCGGGCCGCTAGCTAATGTCTCCCATAGGTAACGCACTACGCATACTGATTAGCGGGCAAAAGGATTGCATAGCGGCCCGCGATTTTTTGACGTATTGCAAGCTTGCCCGAGTTTTTCTGTACTTGGTAGGACAACAAACGAAACGAGGATAACAACATGGCATCATACGCAGGTATCGACTACAGCCTAGGGCAATCAAACGTTGACAAAACAAACGGGATTCACTACGGGGTAGTCTCACAGCACAGCCTAGGCGATTGGATCAATGAAACGATCATGGACGGCGCGAACTATGGGCCGCCAACATGCCCGAAGTGTGGAAACACTATCAAAGCTTCGGACGATGAAAGCCTGTTCACGGGCAAGCTGGAAGACAAGTACGGCGAACCAATCGAGCTAGACGACGATGGTACGCCTTCATGGTTTGATGGCAAGGACTACACGTGCATTCCTTGTCAAGAATGCTATTGGTCTGATAGCGTTTTTAGCGAAGAAATGCTAGGCTGGGCATCGGACGACGGCGATTATTCGCTAACGGATTGCCTTGACTCGGACGTGTTTATCCTGCGTTCGCCGTTCTACACGTTCGCTCAATATTGCTCGCCTTGCGTACCCGGTGCTGGCAATCTTGACAATCCTTGCCCGGATGGGCCGAAAACCTATTGCATGGGGCATGATTGGTTTGAAGACGGTGTAGCGCCATACCCCGTGTACGAGGTAGCTACGGGACTGCCTGTTATCCCAGAGGCCCGCTAGTTTGGCAAGCTAGTTGCTAGTACGTTCAAATGGAAAGGGTAGGCCCGCTATGAAAATCCGCATGTACGTGAAAACCAAACTCGCGAATGGCCAAACAATGCTCAGTGACGATCATGAGCTACAGATTGGGCGCTACAACGAATACTACTTGCCCGCGTTAGTTGATGGCGGGCGAGAACGCGAAGCTTGGATCATTGTGACAGACGACAACGGAGTGGAAACAAAATTGCATTTGAAACGGTAGTACGTTCAAACAGACGGGCTAGCGGCCCGGAAAAAAGTGGGAGGCACACTCAAAACGCCAAAAGGAAAAAACGATATGACACAGCTACCAGAAAGGTTTTTGCAAGGTCCGAAGTCTGAAACATTCACGGCCTACGTTAGCCGACGGTATTCTAAGTACGGCTACAGACTGAACAAGTGCATTGAGTACAACCCCAATACCAAGGGCCGCCGATGGGTAGAGCATGTTTCCGACGGCCTACGCAGTGTAGGCGCGGCCCACGATGTAGCGGCCCGCGAGTCCTACCGCATGGATCATACGGGATGGTACATGGATTCATTTCAGGATCAATTGGCGTGCGGGCATGTGTACCAGTTGCCAGCACGGGACGGCGAAACGCAATACTTGCCCGCTGTAGCGGACCCCCACAATACGGATTGCGCTTGGGTTGACTTCTCCGACGTGCGTAGCGAATTACGGGACGCGGTACGGGCCGCCGATCGTATGGCGGAGATTTTCGCGGAAGAAGAACGCGAATATGAGGCAAAATCGCGGGCAGAATCACGCATCGAAGAAATAGCCGACGAAATTAAAGACTTGTACACGGGCTATCGTGCGCTACGCCGTGAAATGCGCCTTAACCGGGCCGCCGTCCAAACCTTACCGCTAGTCGAACAACTGAGCAAGGCTGAATGGTCCCGTGTCAAAACGAGGATTCAGCGGCTACAGAAAGAGCGTACCAAGCTGCAAGAGAACTACTGGTACAGCGTGGAAGGATAGCGGGCCGCTAGCACTTCCCTTGCCCGCAAAGATTTTTGAATCTAAAGGAGATACAAACAAATGGCCGAAGAAACTTTTGACGTGTTCCATCGGACGTGGTGGAAACCTAACCCAAGCTGGCCGAATGGCCGCGAACCTGGTGCCGGAACCAAGCACTACCTAGCCCGTGGGGTTAGCGAACAAGAGGCCCGCGAGCTATGCCGCGAGTGGAACGATGAGCACGACCCCGGCCCATTGTCGGACAAGGCGGAATATGAAGACGCCTAGACGCAAACGGACGGACGCGGGATTGCTCAGGCTATCAGAGGCCCGCAAATGGGCGCACTGGTGGACGGTTCGCGGCCATCTTGCTGCGTTTGAAGGAACGGGTAAGCGTGGGATTGTAAGGTGTTATTTGACGCTAGCGGGCCGCTAGGCCCCAAAGGAGCACGACCGATGAGCCAACAAGTAGCTATTGTAAAGGGTAACGGTTTCGCGCCAATCCCGCCAGAGCGCGATGCTAGCGGGCAAACGGCGCAGGAATGGGCCGAAGTTTTCTTTGAGTACGAATACTGCGGAGAATGCCTAGGCGACATCTCCGAGCACGATTTTGTTATCGGGCCGTGGGGAGGTTGGTTCGCCCTGTGCCAGCATGAGAACGCTTTAGAACTACGGCGGGCAAGGGAAGCGCAGGAGTCTAACCATGCAGGCTAGCGCGATGGGTAGCGGCCCGGAGTCCGTTCAAACGGAAAACTACCGCAACGGGTACCGGGCGGGCAGGACGGATAGGTTTATGGGCCGCGTGCCTCTTGTGGTGGCGCTCAATGCTGGGTCTGGGTTGCCTGATTATTCCACGGGCTACTATGACGGGTACCACCGCACAGTATCAACGGCCCGCCACGTCCTACCCGCAATCGTGGACGACCGAGAAGGAAAAATTTTAAGGCTCGCTAGCACAAAAGACTTGACATTCCTTGTCCGTGTGTTAAAGTCTAGGCGAGTCTATGGGCGTACTGATTTGTTAGTCACGCCTGTTAGCGGGCAAGGTGAAGCATGGGTTAGCGAACGAAAGCTAGCGGGCCCCGACGGAGGAAATGGACAATGACAGCACAAACGTTTTTAGAAAAAGATTCCAGTTTCAAGATTTCCGATTTAATCCTGCGCTTGGAAGCGATCAAGGCCGAGCGCGGCGATTTGCCCGTAGTCATTGAGGGCTACGACTCCGACGACGGGTCATGGACCTACAGCCCGACGCAACCCGACGTTAAGAACACGTCACGAAAGATTTTGCCCCCGCCAGAACCGGATGAGGGTATCTGGTACGTGTCGCTGTAGCGGCCCGCTAGCTAAGTACGTTTAAACAGACTCAGGGAGGGTGCGGGCATGGCAACGCAAAATGTTGAAACGCTTTCGGTTCTCAGCTACGAGCGCTTGGAAAGGCGTATAAAGTTGGCTAAACTATCGGGTCTTTCGACTGAGACGCTAGAAAAAGCCATGGAGTTTAAGAAAGCGATTCAAGAGCGCGACGACAGACAAGAGCGCAGCCGCCGTCTTTTCTTCGGATCATGACACCTTGCCCGCACAGCTACGCTAAACCAGACTGGTGCCCGTGGTGCCGACGGCCCACTAGCACATGCTGGGGTTGTAGCGGGCTAGGGTGGGTTGTTGGAGCGTGGCGGGGCATCCGTTGCGTGGTGTGTGGTGGAAAAGGTGTAACACGCAGGAAACAAAAGCTTTAAGAACGCGGACAAAGGAGAAACAAAATGCAGACCGAAGAAAAAGATTTTCAGACACAGGCGAATGAAGCGGGCCAGCGGGCCGCCGAATGGATGCGGGAACAACTTGACCGCTTACACGACGCGCAAGAAGGCGACGACCCCGGCAACGATTTTGGAGCAAGCAACGAGATTGCCGAAACCCCCTTGTCCGTGGAAGTCCGCAGCGGGTGGTACACAGCGGGAGCATCCGACGCCGACCGCACGCCCGCCGAGTACTGCATTCTGCTTTCGACTGGCGGCCCCGCTACCCGCATTGTAGGCGACCTTGAAGACGGCCAGCCGACCACGGCCCGCTTTGAATATCAAGACTGGTTCAAGCCGTGGACTGAAGCGCGGCTAGACGAAGCGCAGCGGGCAACGGTTTTAGAATACGCTCAGCAGTTTTATTTCGGAGAGTAGCGGGCCGCTAAAAATATTTTCCCTGCCTGAGCATTTTGTACTTGACATACTGTAGTAGACTAGGGCAGGATGGGCGGGCAAGGAAAACGATGGCGACCAAAAAATTTTAGGCCCCGCTAGCCCAGCAAAGCTAAAAGCGAGCAATTTAGAATAGCTCGCGGCTGGCCCCGGAAGGGGTGCTAGGGTTTAGCGGGCAAAAGGAAAAAATTATGAGATCACTTTCAGACGAACCTGTGGGGCCGGAACTGATAACTATCGGGGCCGCTATCACACTTAGCCGCCAAGAACTTCAAGACCTTGCTCGCAAATACCCCGTAGCGGGCGAGTCCGTTCAAACAGACGGCGAGCCGCTGCAAATTGAACTATTAGCTGACCGCTCGGTCCAACTGTACCACAAGGGCGAGCCGCTTGGCACGCTGGAACTGATGACGGGCGACTGTGGCGCACTGTATTTCACGGACGCTACTAGCGCGGAAACGAAGGACTTATGCCCTGTTTGGCCGCCAGAAAAAGAAAGCGAGGCCCGCTAGCCATGAAATGCAAACACGGTGTACACGTTGAGTCTTTCCAAGTCAGCTTCAGAACGCTAAACGTCTGTAGCTGCCAATCCTGCCCGCGTGGCCGCTGGA